TCTATTGTATAGACGCAGCCGCAATCGTTTACATATGGGTCTGTAGAAAGGCAGCCGTAATGGATATTTTCTGGATGTGAGTCGATGCTTGCAGGATGGCAGGAAAACCAGATTCTCTCATCATATCCAGGCCATTGATTGATTTCGATGTCAAGCTCGTTGGGAATGGTTGTGTTGGGATCGTCATAGTAGGTGTTGAGACCCAGGCTCGCGTTTCTCTCGATGTTGAGCGTGGGGGAGCTTGCCGTCCATCTCATTCGCCCGTATTGGTATGGAGTCGGCGTTTCAAACAGTACACCTTTGTAGATACCGTCAAACCTTTGCATTCTTAGGTTGAGGTCGCCGTTGTCGTCAACCCAAGCGTTAGACCGATCAACTCTCGAACCTTGACACCAGACCCATGAAATACCTTTCCAAAGTAGTCGGTCATTGACTATGTATGTTACCATGATGCCCTCACAAAATTACATACGTCCCTTCAAAAATTACCCCAGTATCGCTATTTATCGCTCGTGGAATACATCTATTTTTTGCATTTTGATCCTCACAATGTAGCCTGCCAATCAAATGTAACATCCTGCCCAGGATCAACATTGGTAGAAACAGTAAATAGATTACCTGTCCCTGTATCTTTGGATGAAACCCACATTGATGATGCGGAACCTAACGAACTTGTTGGAGTAATTTGTATTGATGTAGGTTCTTTGTGAAATCCATGTCTGATGTTTACTGAAGTTGATCCGCTTGAGATTGTGCCTGATCCTGTGAGTGTCAATGATTGAGATGTAGAATCAATGTAGTCTATCATTTCTGAATACGTAACAACGTCAACGTTTTTTGTATTACAATAATCTACAACATCTGTTAATTTTGTGATGCTCCAGTCGTATGTTGTGGTTTCCGTTTCAACGATGTCATGAAACATCAAAATTAACCATGACTTTGTGGATATTGCAGTATCTATCCATGTTTTAACTGTGGATGCCGAGGTCGTTTTTACGACAGGTCTGGACATCAACATCTGTTGAAGACCCGGGAGGGCGTTATATCCTGATACACTGCTCCGTATGAATTTAACATATTTTTTCAGTTCGCGCAGCGTTCCGGCATCATATGCTCCCCCATATAGGTGCACATATCTATGCCCAGGGATAAAACCTCCATCGTGAAGCCATTTTTGGACAAATATATATTGTGTATATGGATCATCAAATACCATCTGCGATGATGTGTGGCTTAGATCGTGATTGCAGACATCCCATCCAGCTTCCTGTAATATTTTTGCAGCGTCAATTACAGCTTCTGACGCCGTGGCTGCTATTAACGCCTGCGTTCCTTTGTACCCATATTTATCCAGAATTGGTTTTGCATTTTTTGGAATGGTAACTGATCCATCATCGAAAGTAAACGATATCTTTGCACCGTTGCATAATGCCTTTTTCCAAAAGTATAATCCACCTATAGAAACTTCCGCGGATTGACCAGATTGCGGAGTTACTGTAATTTTTAATGATGTTAAATTAGTAATATCTGGGTTGCCTGCCGTAGTTGATATTGTGTTGAACGAAAAAAATACCCAGTCGGAACTAATCGTAAATACATGGGGTCGTGGGCTAGTTGATAAATAATTAGTCCAATTTTCACCAGATGCTATGTGTATTGTATAGTTTTTTATTTTTGTGTGGTCGGGAGTATACACCCAAACACCTAATGAACAATCGGTCAAATCTGGAAATATGCCATCAACGGTGATATTAGACGCTATACCTGACGCAGTTACTATTTTTGCAGATTTTGACCCAGTTTTTGTAATGTTTATATCATAAGTTAATTCTCCGCTATCGATAGACCAGTCCTCGCTTTCAAAGTCTGCAAATTTTTGCATCAGTGGATGATTATGTGCCGTGGTGAGATATTCCCCTCCGTCAGAATATGGGGCTATATTAGATTTTGACCAATTATCTATGTGTATATGTTTACCGAGTTGATTTTTAACCCAGATATTTTTAAATATCCATTCCCCATTTGCAATCGTAAAATAGCCTCTATCCACTCTCAGATCCGAAAATACCCAGTTTTTCTGAACCCCGATGTCTATAATTGGGGTTAAGTCGTCATTACGAATGAAACTACTGTATCCACACCCAGACCAGGTAACATTATCAATAGCTCGTGCAACTGTGGCAGCTAGTTTAAACTGACCCTCCATAAGGAGTATTTCGCCACCGATGTCTGGTAATGAATCTAGGGCTGCCTGCAATTCAACATTATCAGCTACCCCATCACAAACAAAATCAGCCTGTGCCTTCGACTTCGCTGAACTATCCGATGCAGCGATAACAAGAGTAGCCGAGCGCGTTATTTTGTGTGTTGCGGAAATGTTAGAACTGTTAACAGTAGTTAGTAATGTGTCTATTTCACTTCCTGAAAAAGATTCAGTCCCTACATAGTCCAGAGAATTGTATGCTGTTACACCATCGCCTATTTTCATAATTCCAGTGTCTGTTTCATATCCAGGCTCTCCAGCCGCAAGCGTCGGGTTTGCTGCGGCCCATTCTGCGGCTGTGCCGTGTTTCACTTTAATTTTTATCGTTGAAAATGAAATATTTGCCAGTGTTGCATCTTCTAATGTCATTATTTTTACCTCTATCTGGATCTTATCTGAATTATCCATCTGCCCGTTGTACGTGAAGGTTATTACTCCGTTTGTTATTGATATCTGCCCCCTGTTGGTATTGGCAGAATCATAAATAAGCTGGTTTTTCGTGATGTTCCGAATTGTGACTATCTGCTCTTCCGTGACAATGTGATAGGGACTCGTAAGCGTAATCGTGCTTTCCGAGGCATCTAGCGTATAATTTGCTGCTGGTACTATTGAATTCAATTTTACTCACCGCCTGATTCTAAAACTGGAAACCCTCCCCACTCTAAAGCCTGCTCCTTCGTAATAATCCCCGTCGCATACCATTCAGTTATCTCGGCTGCCGACATCTGAGGGAGGCTTAATTCGTCAAAAATGACTTCCACAGAATCTTCGCTTTTATTCTGCATTACAAGTCTTCTATTCACGAAATCATTAACAATATTTGATAAGTTCAATTGTAAATTTTCAAGAGCGACCATCCTGCTATTTTCAGAAACGTATCCGGCTGCATATGTTGAGCCTTTAGAGTCGCCCATTGATAAGTCACTCTGCAAGAAACCAAGCTGGATGTCAGTCTCTAAGGCTTCTTTGAATTCCATTATATCTAAAGAGCCTTTAGCATCGATGGCTTCCGCTTTTACGATGCCGACGAGATCTTCATTTTGTGAAAGGTTCTTGTTATCTTCCATCCAGTCATTAATTTCTGTTTGAAAAACATTGAAATCTATAATATTGGATTCGAGTAATTTTTCTAAAATAGGGAAAGAGTAACTGTATCTCCCCATACCGTATTTTTTAACGAACTCCACGTATCCTTGATTTATGACATGGAGATATCTTATAGAAAGTTCAATAGGATCAATTAGGCTCTCACCATAAAGCCCGCATGTTTCACGTTCTCTAATATCTAATTGGATTGAGTCCCATTCATCCAAAGCCCCATAAACTACATCCTGGGCCTTATACGTGACTTCCTGAACGTCCCCTGTGCTTCCCTCATTAACAACGAACTCCTTAATAGGAGGCTGTAAAAGTACCTTAGAGGCTTTTCCATGCTCTATGCCTTCGGGAAGAAGCGTAGTATGTGCCATTAAAAGAGGCTGAAGCTTGAGAGTGTCAGGATTATTGCCGTTTAATACCCCGCAAAAAGTCCCATCTCGGAAAAGTGAGCCTGCGACATTTTGAACTTGTCCGACTAGATTAGTTTTTTTCATCCACTTGCGGAATTCTTCAACTTGTCGGCGGCTCTTGCCATCGAAGTCCATTCCATTTGTTAGGGAAGTTTTGAGCTTGCGCATTCCAATGGAAGCGTAAGGCGTAGACTTTACGAGTTGCTGATATCTGAAAAAACGATTAGAAGTATCAAAATTCGTGTAATCCCCAAATGAAGAGGGATTTTCTTTTTTAGTGAGTACGCCGGCTGCTGCTGCTAATTTAAAAGATTTGTTTTTCGGAGGAGTTGCGGCGTTGAGTTCGACCATAACTTCACTTTTCCCTTATCGCATCGAAGACCATTGCGCCTATTTCCTGAGCATCGAGCGCGGAAAAGCTGCCGTCCTTATACCTGCTTCCAGCTTCTCCGAGGATCTTAGCAAGTTCTTCAGGAGAAATATTATCCAAAATTTCAATGACCTGACCGGCTGCCTCGTTCTGTTCGATAAGAGCTTTTATCCGGGTTTTTCCTGATTCAATTTTTTGGATAGGATAGATTACCTTACCCTGTGTTTTCATTGTGGTGTATGCGCCTGTTACAGCCGCTAGAATGCCTAAGATAAAATAGATAGATTCTTGGAGAGCTATGAAGTCCATAAGATGACCACCTTCTTTTAGTTGTTCACGCCGTTAACAATAGAAATATGGGGGTTTTTGTATAAAAATGTGTGGTATTTTTGGAAAAAATAAGAAAAAATTGAATTATTTATCTTCAAAGTGCAATTTCGGAACGTTTGGATAAATCCCCATCATCTTTTCGAGGTTGCACCCCATACATTGAATGGCTGCAACAGGATCAAAATCTTCGAGCTTATACAGGTCGTTGTATGTCCATATTCCTCTTTCTGCTGCGTCCTGTAATTCTGGTATACCGGATGCTTCGAGTAATCCAATGGCCATACAGTCAGCTACATCTCGCATGGTAAGACCTTCGACTAAGGTTTTCCCTCGTATCCCTTCGGAAGTATGTGGTTGTCCGTCGTACGGTCTGTCTCTAGTTGCGTCTTTGTGTACTCCAGTTGCTTCGTCGATTATTGATTTTAGATCTTTGTATTCGTCCATGTTATCGCCTTTTTGTCCTTACCAATCCAGCAAGACTAAAATTACTGTTTATCTTCCTAGATAGATAACTATGTGCTGCACTCGCTGCGTCTACATCATCATCGTGATACTGAGCATCAGGGAAATTAACAAGAGTAGAAATAAAATCATAATTCCAAGAACCTCTGACTAAATGGACTAATCCATTTTCACAAGCAGAAGAGAAGGGTTTAGCCCTTGTAACTTTATCCCCTGTTGAAAGTTCTGCCCGGAAAGAATATCCCGCGAATATGGACCGCTTAAAACGTTCAGCCTCTCGCTTCCCTGCGCTCCCTGGCTCTTGCTCCATTCCGATTTCTACAGTTTTACCGTCCATTTCTGCCGTTGTTCTCATAGCCTCTTCTGTGGCTGCCGGACTCTTCCTAAAACGTTGAACATCGAGAATGAAATACTCGCCTTTGTGCTCACCCATGAGTACGCCTATCGTCCAATCGGGATTAGGATTATCTTTATTTGGTTCTGTGGCTGCTGTATCCCACCATCGGACTTTCTTCAAGTCTTGAGGATTACAGGGTATTTCCCTAGCTTCGAGAAACTTGAACCATTCCGACTTAAACATATTCCCGGCACTTGCTCTTATTTTCCAGTTGCCGCCTAGAAGTCTTTCGCGGTCCACTAGAGGGAGAGAAAGAAGCCTACCTCTATATCCTGGGTCTTTGCTTGTGAGTGCTGGATTGTCTTCAAGCCTTGCAGAAATGAAAGTGAATGAAGTGGGATGAAAGTCTTCTATGGTCATTCTGTCTTGTACCTGTTCCCATAGTTCCGTGGTACTATCACCCCAATAGATAGCGTCACCATGGCGAACAAAATAACGGATTACACCGGAGCGTTCAGGGATTGGATAGCCTGTGTCCTGATTTATCCACCATGCAATAAACTGAGCTACCCAACTATCCGGGTCCGGGTTGCAGGTTGCTCTAACGTAAGGTTTGACCCCACAGGTTGAACGGTTCCTGGAGAGAAGATAGAAAAATTGGCCTTCGCTGAAATGTGTTAATTCGTCAAAACCAATATAGCAGATCTGAGAGCCTTGGTATTCCAGTTTTGATTTCTCATGCTCGAGGTGAGCGAATTTGATAGAGTTTCCGGAAGGGAATTTCCAGCGCACATCTGCTTCCCTGGGCTTTCCTCCAACGTAAGGATAGATTTCCTGAGATGTGGACCACAGGCCACCTTCGTTCATGATCTGAGGATATGTCCTTCTGAAAATATTAGCTGTGAATCCTTTTACGTGTATATGTCTGAGAGGCTCGATAAGAAGTACAAAAGATTTTCCAGAGCCCGCACTCCCGCCATATATGATAATGTCAGCCGGAGAAGAAAGAAAAAATTCTTGGGGTCCTGGTTGAGGACGGATCTCCTTATCAGGACTATTCTTGTTCGTCATTTTGTTTTTTATCCCGCCCGTTGTCTGGAATGTATATCGTTACTGCGCCTCCGCCGGTGTGGTTCATATTAGCATCAAGTTCGACCTTTTGTTTTGTCAGACCCTGGAGGTCAGCTATTGCCTGGACGTAATGGAGATGAGTGTTCTTGTCATTTTCAATTTTGTCTCGTTTCAGGTCAAGGCCTTTGATGCATTCCCGGAGAAGGCCTGCCCTGGTTGCCAATTCGTTTTCGAGGGTGAGCCTGTCGACTTCCTTGAGGAAGATTGGATTTTTCCGCCATTCCCAGAGGGTTGAGATGTGGACCCGAACCTCTGCAGCTACTTCTTCATAATTTTTAGTGCCGATTGATAATAATAATGCAGCTTTTTTGCGTTGCGGAGTCCATCTGAAAACTTCGGGATTTCGTGGAGGTTTTACCCTTTTTTTCTTCGTTTTTTTCTTGATTGTAGTCATAGGAATTCCCATTTGATATATTAATTTTAAATGTAATAGTGTTAACGGCGTTAACTGAATTTTTGAAAAAAAATAATTCACACTCCAAAAGTAGTATTTTTATTTAGTCCCTGGTTTGCTCTAGCTGCCATACCCATTGCATCAACAGCACACCAGATCCACAGGATAGGAACCATGATGAACCCTATGAGGATCAGGCAG